TTTAATTCATTAACTAGAGCAATAATTTCTTTAATGCTCTTAGCGGTTAGTGTGCCCTTTTGTAAAGAGCCTTGCCAAATTGAGTAGGTTAGTTTCATTAGTTATTACCTCCACTAACAATAGCACCAACAATAGCAATTATAGTTATCGTGCCTAACACGATAGGCAAAACAATATGAGGATAATCCTCTACCCAATCAAAAAATAACATTAGTTAGCCTCGCTTTCATCAATACCAAACATCTCAGCAAACACTTTGTTTGCTTGCTGTAAGGCTTCTATCGCCTCATTTATCTTATCCATGTTGTCCATTTTCTGTCCTTCTTTCGTTAGGTTGTTCATTAAGGTAAGACTATCATTAGCCACCGACAATATCAACACGACACGCTTAGAGCGTGGCGTGAGATACCTCACACTCCTCAGAGCAGTGTGGCGTTTCCGCCATGATTAAGGTCATCAGACCTATACGCTCAGACTTAGTAAGTCTAAGACGGCTAACAGTATCGGACTTGATACCGCCATGATTATATTCGAACAAAAGTTCGGTGTATATATCGTTCATATCTTTATTCATATTATTATCCTTTCGTAGATAAATTTTAGTGGAGAGTTTTATTTGCTCGGCTCACCTTTCGGATTACTTGCGAGGCTCACACTCTCTAATTCTTTATTTTGTTATACCTTAATCATATAAGGGGGGACTGACAATTTGCCACTCACAAATCGGACATGTCGGACATTTTGTAAATTAATTGTGTGAGTTAAGCCACATATGCCCCCTATATGGTCGCTCTATTTGGACAAATCGGACATTTTTAAATGTTGCATCATACAAAATAAAATCCTATTAACATTTTCATAGATCTAAAATACTAGTCGACTAAAATATTAAATGATATACTAGATCAAATTGGGGATTAGCTCAGCAGGCAGAGCGGGAAGCTGTTAACTTCTAGGTCCTAGGTTCGAATCCTAGATCTCCAGCTATTACATTTGCGAATATTGCATAGTGGTAGTGCGTAACCTTGCCAAGGTTAATGTGAGAGTTCGATTCTCTCTATTCGCTCTCTTGACCTAACAATTTCTGTTATGATACAATTCTAGTCTTGGATAGTTTTCGGAGATGGTATCAAGGGTTTAAACTCCAAGTTCGACAATGACGGAAGTGTTATTAGTCTGGTAATCTAATCCATAGATTATTCAACCGATGAACGGCAGCCTTATAAGCTGGACTGTTTCGGGGTTTCCTTAAAAATATAATTTAAGGGTATAGGGTTTGTATTCTCTAAATCTGGAAGTATCCACTAAATATATAAATAATATACATACTCAAAAATAAAAATTGTATTAACATTTTGTTAAATCTAATATTCTAGTCAACTAAGATATATATCCACATTATAATAATTAAAAGATATACTTAGTCTATGAAGTCGGATAAGACGACTGATCGAAAACATAAAGCTTATCTGATAAAGTATATTCAGGAGTTAAAGTCTTCTACTCCTTGTTTAGATTGTAAAATATCCTATCCATACTACATGATGGACTTTGACCATGTTAGAGGAACTAAGCAAGCAAATGTGGCGGAATTGATTAATACCTTATCCAAGAAGAGACTAGATCTAGAGATAGCTAAATGTGAAATAGTATGTTCTAATTGTCATCGTATTAGAACTCATCATAGGAAAATTAAGAAAAAGGATAAATCTTAGTATTTATTCTAGTCAACTAGGATATAGATAGTACTATTAGCAAATAATAGGCTATAGAGATTATAGCAATTGAAATCATTATCCTAGATATCATATTAGCTCTTATAAACAATAAATGGGTATGTACTTAGGGCGGGTAGACGAAGTCTCTTTGCTAATGTATTATATTGGCTAACTAGATTCTCTATGTTAGAGTTAGCTTTAGCCAAATCATACTCGTGTGCAGCTCTAGAATGAGTTAAATCTGTAGATCCTTTGATCATAATGTCAGCGGTATATTTAATACAATACTGAGCGGAGGATAATGAAGTCTTCCTTGCGTACTGCAACTCATCATTAATAATAACTAAGCTCAATCCCATAAGCATGATTATTGCAGCTAGCGCTAGGTTTAATTTATTATATTTATTTTTCATCGTGTATATAGTATATTATTTGTATTGGACAAAGTCAAAGGATTTCTTCCCCTACCCCGCTTTTTCTAGAATACCCCAAATCGGCCTTCTAAGGCCTGTATGGTAAATCTTTAGGGTTATATGGTGGGTATATGTGGGAATATGGGGTAAGGGGTCTCTATCTCGCCGAAGCACTTTTTTCGCACTTTATTTTTTCGCAATGCACTGTATTTAAAATATGTGTCTAATAAACACAAAACCCAATCAGAGGCGGATCCGATTGGGCAGTGTTTACATCTTGCGACGTAATGTACGGGGAACATGTGGGATGCTACGACCCGTACTTAATTATTATAAAATAACTATTTTTCTAAGTCAAGGACATCCTGGGAAAATTCATCATTTTCTTCAGTCTGTGGGGTAAAGGAAGGAGCGGGTCCTAAAAGGAATCCGTCGTTATGATATTCAACCATCTTAAATACTTCATCGGCTCCAACTGACTTTTTTGCTATTAGAGTAAGCATGTCGTATATTCTATGAAGCATAATATAGTTAACCATTGGTAGGTTATCTTCTAAATTTTGAGACTTTTGCTCTTCAACCATTTTTCACTACTTTCATTTTATCTATAATATCATCATAGAATTTGGCTCCTATGAAGTTTTTATAACTGCAAGATAAGCAATATAAATACTCTTTATCATCTAAAGTTAGATTAACCATTAGAAGGCCCTGATCCATTGGACATTCAAGTCTAGGAACAAGGCCTTCTTCTGATAAAGCTATATATCTAGATACGGTCTGTATCTTTCTCAATATTGCTCCCTATGATTTAGGAAACTCTGGGATGAGCTCCTTGGCCTTACCTATTGAGTTAGGCCATGATGACCAGTCTTTGCCGCCTTTGGTCATATAATACGTTATCTCTGCGTTCGTTACTGGATCAAATAATTCCTTATCTGAAACTAAATTGAATTTTTCTTTTCTTACTATGCCAAGATTACCTAGCATATTAATTTGAAAAATTCCGTAAGATTTATCGCCAGTCCTAATATTGTCATTTAGAGCCATTGGTCTCCCGTTGGATTCTACACGAGCAACAGACCAAGCTGTCTTTAAAGCAATTCCTTCAAATCCTACAGCCCAGAGTAAATCTTTTAAATCCTCTGCTGCAAGCATTTCTGAATGCTTATAAGTACCATTGCTGAACTTATTTATTATTTCTCTTTTTAGTTGTTTTTCGGTTTTCTCTACCTGTTTTACAACAGGCACAGTTGTTAATGCTTGAGTAATGTCTGGCCCAGGCTGGACGGAAAATAGAAATAATGTTATCATTCCTATGTACGCCCAATTATGAGCAACATCGCTCAAACGCAGTTTGATTCTCTCCATTGGCATTTCCTCCTTTAGAGATAACGAACTATAATAGTAGCATTAATTAGCAAAGCGTGTCAACCTAGTTGACCAGAAGGATTTAATGAATATTTCATATTCTACACCAGTTGTAAACATACGTGGTGAAACTGGATACGGATATGCAGGTAGAAGTATAGTTAATTCTTTAAATTTATTAGGACATTTTGTACCATTTCAAGATTCTAAGTCTCCAGTACAATTAAATTTTTCACAACCAGATTTATTTAAATTACACAGAAGACAATACCAGATTGGGTATACTCCATGGGAGTCCACAGTTGTGCCAAGAAGATGGCACGAGATGATGAATCATTGTGATGAATTATGGACGACATCCGATTGGTGTGCAAATGTATTTGAAGATAATGGATTTAAAAATATTAAAGTGTTTCCGCATGGTGTTGACCAAATGTGGACTAGTAAAAAAAGACAAAGAAAAGAAACCTTAAAGTTTTTACATATTGGGGAGCCAGCGCCTAGAAAAGGCGGACAAATGGTAGTAGATGCATTTTCTTATTTATTTGGAAATAAGCCAGGGTATTCTTTAACCATTAAATGTTTTAATCAAAATAGCACTAGAATATATAATAACTATATAGATAAAAATATAATAGGTTTGCCAAACGAGCTATATAAAAATATACATATAAATACTAAAGTTTTAAGTGATGAAGAGTTGGTAAGGCTATATCACGAACATGATGTTTTGGTATACCCTACATATGGAGAAGGATTTGGATTTATTCCTTTACAGGCCTTAGCAAGTGGAATGCCTACAATTAGCACATATAATTGGGCACAGTATGAAAATTACATTGGCCCTTTAAAATTAAAGTCGGAGTTAATAGACTCTCCTTGGGATTATATGCATGAAGGCAAAGTTTTTGAGCCAAAGTATCAACATCTACTTGAACTTATGAGGGAT